CGGTGCAGTTCGAGATGTACGTGTTGCCGCTGCCCGTGATGGTCAGGTTGGTCATCTTCAGGCCGGACACGCGAGCCGCTGCGGACAGGGTCAGCGTCCCACTGATCTGTGTGTTCGCCCCCGTCAACTCGGTGGTAGCGAGCGTCACGTTGGCCGTGCTTACCGTCGGGCTCTCGGTGTACGTGCCGGGATGCACAAGCACCGTGTTCCGGCCCGCGCTCACCAAAGTCAACGCCTTGACGATCGTGAGCACCGGATTAATCAGTGTGCCGTCACCCGTCGTGTCGTTCCCGTCCTTGCTGACGTGGATTTCCAGCGAGAAAACCGAATAGTTCCCCGCCGTGCGGCCGGTGCCGCCGTTGGCCACGGGCAGGACGTTGCCCGCGCTGGTGGAGTAGGTGGCGGCAATCTGGGCCGCCGTCACCTTCTTGCTGGCGCTGGTCTGCACCGTCTCGAACAGCTCGGTGCCGGCCAGCGGCGTGATGGCTGCGATGAGATCCGTAATCTTGACGTTTGCCATGCGCGCCTGCCCTTATGCCCAGACCCGATATGGCGTGGCCGGGGTGTCTATGATGTAAGCCAGAAGCGCCGAGGTGTCGATGTCTTCCGTCAGGCGCAGGTTGGTGTGCCAGTCCGGGAACAGAACCATGATCGGTTCGCCGTCCGCATCGTGGCCGGTGACGCGCATGAATGGCCCGATATGATCGACTGACACGCCAGCCACCGGGAACCCCTCGTCGTCGATGATGCCCGCCGCCAGCAGCGCATCGGCCATCTCATCTTCAGTGGCAGCCACAAGGTAAAGGTCGATCATACGCTGAGTGCCTGTAGCTGTGCGTCGGTGAGACGCGTCGGATAATAGGTGATGTTGCGGAGGTGGCCATCAAGCCTGATGTTGCCATCACCGCGAGCGCCGAGGCGCAGTTGGTTTACAACGGGCAGAGTAGCTGAAGTGTCAGCCGTACCCAGCACACCATCAGTCGCGGCGTTTACGTCGTCTTGACGGTAAGCAAACGCATCTTTGAACACCGTGTTGTCTGAAATCGTGGTGGCTGGAACTATGTCTGCCTGAGTCGAACCTGCTGCGACTATAAGATTGCTTAAGTTAGGCGTTACTACGGAGAGATAAATTCGATTAGAGTTTGTACCATCTGAGGCGGCATAAACGCCCCTGCCGCTTGCCGTTGACATTGTAGTTGCTGTCGCAACAAACGTCCCCTCACTGGCGTTAAACCAGTTTGAAAAGTTGGCTCCTGTCATCACCGCTTGGTCAGTCGCGCGTGTGACCGTGGCGGCCACAGTCGGAATGTAGCTGCTGGCAAACCCGCTGGCTTCAAACTGCGCGCCCCAGACGAAGATGCCAGATGTGCCGTCGCCAGTTGAAACGAGGCTTGATTGAGCAGTCCACCGTACTGCTAATGCGCCCGTAGCGCCGGCGGTTACGGTAAGAGTGCACCTGTACCAGCCGTTTCCGGCAGGCGTAATAGACGCGCCAGTTCCTGAAACCACTGTACCTGAAGTTAGTGAAAATACTGCGCTCACTGACGGCGTTGCGAGAAGAGCAAACTCAATTCGGTCAAACTCGCCCGCTTTTGCGTATATGCTGAATGTGTAGTTTGTGCCACTTGTTGCCGATGGGCTTTGCTGGACTCTGGTGTCGCTCGATCCCGTACCTAGATTTGCTGCCAAATTAGGAACGTGTTTGTCACCAGTAAGTGTCCCGTCAGGCGCGGTTGTTGCGTTTGCGGTAATAGTGCTGTTCGTTTTCGTCCAACCCGCGTTGTCAAACTCCGCCGAGTACGTCAGCAAGTTTGTCTTTTGTCCCTCGATCAGAAAGCCCTTCGGCGCAAGCGTGACCGGGTTAAAGTCGAAGCGCGGGGCGTCGATTGCCGCAGACTGGATCAGCCCGTTGCTGCCCACGAACGTACCCGTGGTGGAGCGCGTGAACGTGATCAGATCAGCGAAGGCGTAATTTACCAAAGGCATCAGTCGCTCCAAGCCCAGAAGTTCGGGAAGCCCTGACCGGCTGGATCAGCGGTGTAGGCGCTATATATCTGGCCGGTAAAGTCTAGATTGAGAGTTGATCCATACGGCACGTTGCCGCCCACAAAGTCGAGAATTAGGTACGGCCCGCTTTCAGCGGCCCCGGCCCCGTCCACCAAACCGCTCGCGCCGCTCCACAGGCCCGAAATGCCCTTGTACAGCCCGGTGCCGAGGGCGAGGCCAGATACGCCGCTGTAGAGGCCGCTGCTCACCCTTACGCCCTGTTATCGCCGGACTGAATGATGGTCAGCGTAGCGCGGCCGGTGCCCGACGTGACACGCAGACGGACGGTCGCCGGCACGTAGGCGTAGTTGCCCTGCCGGGTGACGGTCTGCGCCACCATGTTCGGATCCGGGTGATTTAGGTACGTCGGCATGTTGACGGTGAACGGGTTGTCGAGGCTCTGCTGCACCGTCCACGTGACGGTGCCCGTCACGGTAACCTGCAGCGAGACATCTGGTCGGCCGTGGATGTCGAGGGGCAGGGGCGCGGTCACGCCGCTGGATCCAAAGCCGGCGCGCACCGTACCAACGGTGCCGCCACCCACGACAGACACGCCGGTGACCGTCAGAAAAGCGCCGGTAGTCGATACCGTCGTGGCGTTCGGCCCGGTGATCGTCTCGCTGAGCGCATTGCCTGCGGCGTTCGTGCCGGTGATGGTGTAGGTGCGCGTGCTGTCATTGCCCGTCGAGGTGACGGTGACGACGTACGCCGCGTTGAAGATGGCAACACCGCCAACGGCGTTACCCCCGTCGATGGTCAGCGCGCCGGCAGTGGCGCGCGTCTGCGCCAAGCAGACCGCGTTATCGACGGCGGCGCTGAGCTGGAGGCTGCTTACGATCTGCCGCATGGGCGTGTCCTTCTATGCTAGAGAGCAGGCCGAGCGCACTTCCATTCGCCCGGCCTGCTCTCGTGCCAATTACGCGGCGACCGCGCCCCGCAGGGAGACAATAACCCACCCCGAAACGGTGTAGATCAACATCGCGCTTTCGCCCACGGCGGTGAACGTGATGGTGGTGAAGCCGCTCTTGGTGGTGGGGGTCAGCACGGCCGAGCCGCCGTCAACCACGTGGGCGATGATCTTGATCTGGCCCACGACGCCGTCGGCCAAGGTCAGGGCCTGCGCCGCGCCGGTGGTGGTCAGCGAGGTGAGCATGTCGGTGATGTTGACCGCGCCCGCGCCGGACAGCGCCTGATTGGTGGCGGTCACGTCACCAACAATGTTGCCGGTCACGTTGCCTGTGATGTTGCCGGTGATGTTGCCGATGAAGCCGTTGGTCGAGGTGACCGGCCCGGAGAATGTGGTCGAAGCCATGACTACGTGTCCTTATGCACAAGTCGCCTGTCAGTCTGTGCATCGTCCGCTGGGCCGGTCTGACAAGCTGGGGTTTGCCCAGATTGTCTATGATATAGCACATACGTTTGTGCCTTGGCTAGTAGCCCCTCGTCATCGTTGAAGAGGCCCAGACCGCGATTGCAGTTGCTGCACAGCAGGGCGCGGATCGCGCCCGTGACGTGGTCGTGATCGATCGCGAGATCCTTCGTCTTGCCGTACCTGCTATCAACAGCCCCCTCGGGCCGAGAGCAAATGGCGCACACGCCGTTCTGCGCTTGAAACAATTTTTCGTAGTCTTGCGCCGTAAAACCTTGCGCTCTCCAATCTCTGGTTTTGAGATAGTGAGGGTGGCATATGCCAAGAGCGTAAACGTGATTGGCGCAGGTTTTGATTGAGCAGACAGCAAAAGGCTTAGTTCGCTCTCGGTTTTTAACATGCCCGTGCCGCAGTTTGCGCTGATAGTGCTTCTTACACAGCCCGTGCGCCTTCACCGGCTCCGCGCAGCCTTCCGCCACGCACTCGGGCGGCTTTTCGCGCTCACGGGTGCGGATTTCTGGAGTTACCGGCGCACCGCGTCGAAGTTGCATGTAGTGCGTCTGGCAGTAGCCGCGCGCCTTGTGAGGCCGATCGCATCCGGCCATCGTGCAAGTGTCGTGTTCTTTGAGCATAAAAAGACCCCCATCGGTTGGTAGGATGCGTATCCTAGTCACCGATGGGGGCTTTTACAAGGAGTTTTTAATCCCTTGTTTTACAAGGGCTTAGATGCCCGGAGTGCCGAATACGCCACGGGGGTCAGTCCACCCGAAGGCATAGCGTTCGGTTGCCTTGTAGCGCATGCTGTCGGTTTCGAAGTCACCTTCCATCGACTTCTCGAGGCCGCGACGCATCGCGAGCTTGAGGCCTTCCGGCGCGTCGGTCTCGACCCAGAAGGCCGTGTTGGAGGTGATACGCGACAGGTTGGCCTGACCTTCAGTGAGCAAACCCATTGATTTCACTGGGTTAATATCATTGTCGGCAGTGCCTGCACGCAGGACGCTCTTCAGCAGCACTTCGGCTTGGAAGACGTTCGACGGGCCGGTCACGATTTTCTTGGGCGTGAGGCGGATGCGCTTGCCGTTGTTGTCAACAGCGTTGCGGATCTGGATCAGCAACTGCTCCAGCGAGGTCTGCGACAGAGCCGCAGCCACGTTGAGCTGGTTGCTGAACGTGCCGTTGGCGGTCGGGTGGTTGTTGGCCACCAGCGACACGCCGTCGCCGCCCGGATACGAGCCGTTGAAGGCACGGTTCAGGACGTTGGCACCCAGCGTTTCCTTCGTCTCGATCAGCGACTGCGCGAGGTGACGCGCATAGGTCTGACCGATACGGATGTGATCGCCGTCTTCCACCAGCACCTTGGTCAGGGCGAAGGCCAGACCGTAGACGCGATAGACGTAGCGCTGAATGAACAGCACGCCGCCCGACTGGTAGGTGACCGGCATGCCGTCCGGCAGTTCCGGGGCAGCACCGAAGCCGTAGAGCACCGGCTCTTCATGGTAGTTCCGGGGGATGCCCTTGAACTCCTTGAAGACCTGCGACCACTCATCAGCGCGCTGATCATAGATGCCGTTGAACTCTTCGTTCAGGATCGGTTCGACGATTGAACGAAAGTCTGTTGAACGCATTGGGGCAGCCATTGTTCAAGCCCTCCCTTAGATAGCGGCCACATCAGCGACGAACTGGTGTTCGCTGATCTGTACCTGCGCGATGACATAGGTGTCGCCGAAAGCGTTATCCGGGCCGGGCGTGATGCCGAGCAGACGGACAGAAGCGTTGGAGGCGGCGGTGGACACGCCCAAAGCCTGAGTGGACAGGCCGGTCGTGGTGTTGCCCGAGATGGCAGTCAGGTTGTACTGCTTGCCGATGTCCGCGATGTTCAGAGCGGCATCGCTCTGGATCTCGTAGACGATGGTCGGGTCGAGCGTGGCGTACGCTGTGATTTCGGTGGCAACCGTCGAGGCCAACCAGCGGTTGGACACGCGGCGGCGACCTTCGCCATCGGTGAACTCGACGCCCTGAAAGACGCCGATGAAGGGCGCGCCCACAGCGGACGCAACGAGGTTGCCTTCAGTTTCGCCGCCGGTGGTGGTCGGGGCGATACGGACGGGCTGGTTTTGGAAGAGGTTCTGGGCATAGCCCGACGCAACCGTGAAGGCGGTGGGGCGAACCACACCACTGGGCGAGTACGACGGGCGCAGACCGAACGGTGCGTTAACCGTAGTCGACATGAGCCGTGTTCCTTAGAAAGGGGTTTCGGTTGGCATCAGGCGAAAATGCCCTTTGCCGGGTTTCCATACCCTCCCCGCACGTCGTCCTCTTCGACGAGACGACCGCCAGAACGCTCGGCTTGGTCGCGCATCAACTGCGCGGTTTCCTCGAGCTTGTTCTCCTCCCGCATGGGTGCGTCGTGGTGAGCTTCCTGCATGTACCTGTAGTACAGGGACAAGGGCAGCTTAGCCGCGATCATTTCCTTGACGGCGACGCAGCCGGCATACTCGCCGGTCTGTAGGGTGACCAATTCCATCCCCGGCGCGTCTTCGGCACGAATGAGTTCGTAGCCCAGACGCAGGCGGTGTTGGATCGTGTCACCGTTGTTCGTCGTCGTCAGCCAGCACACATGATATCCGGGGATATCTGGAATGTTGGGTAGAGCATCGTTGTACAACTGCATTCGGAACATTGCGAGGCGGTCATCTTCCGAGATTTCGCGGTTCTGCGTCGTGCGCCGATCCTGCGTCTCTCGGGGTTGCCGACTAACACCCAGTTCCTTCTTCAGGCGATCATCCATACGGTCTTCAGACATTAGCTCTCTCCTTTTCAGCGAGCTGTGTTGCGATCATAGTCCTGATACGCCTTCAGGTAGCGCTTGCGAGCGACAGGGTCGTCCCAAACACCAGCGTCCACCATAGCCTGTTTGCGCTCGGGTGTCACTACTACTTCGTTCTTGGTGCTCGGCGGGGCGTATTCGCGGCCGCTGCCGGTCGGCGGAGCCTTGCGCTTGGTGCTGCGCGCAGGTGCCTCGTCCCCGTCACCGATGCGGTTGGCGACGCGGCGCGTCAGCTCGTGCCAATACTCCTCGCTCGCCGGGTTCCAACCCTCGCGGGCCAGAGCGTTGTCGATCGCCTTGGTGATGGCGCTGTCCTCGTCGCGGCCCTGCGGATCGTACCAGCCGTTGGCTGTCAGCCACTGCTGCGCGTAGTTTGTTACGCGCGGATCGGCACGCGGCGCGGTCGCCTGCTTGGCGGCGGCTTCGAAGCGATTCTTGTATGCGGAAAGCTGCGCGGCGCGCTCCTTGGCCTCGTCGCGGATGCGGAGCGCGGTCGCCGCGTCCTCACCGTTGCCGGCCTCGATCGCGCGAGCCATGATCTGCTCGGCCTGCCGGGCCTCGGCCAGCGCCTGCTGCATCTGCTGCTGCACGCCGGCCGCGTTCTGCGTCAGGGTGTTGCCCTCGACGGCAGACACGCGCCGCATGAGTTCGGCGTTCTGCTCGCGCAGATACGCCAGCTCCTGCTGCGAGCGCTCCTTGGCCACCTTCTGCAACTGGCGACGCTTGGTGCGGCTGTCGCGGTTCTTCTTCGTCTTGTCGACGATCTCGTCCTCGGAGTCGTCCTCGGACGTGCCCATGCGACTGTCGTCATCGTCATCGTCGTCATGCACATCGGCCTGCTCGACCTGCTCGGTGCCGTCCGTCTCGATGACGACGATGTCGTCGTCCTTTTCGTCTACTGTATCAGCCATGATCGGCTCCTTTCAGCCTTATGGATCAGACAAACGCCTTCATCGCGAGCGGGTCGCCCGTGACTACGCCGATCAGATCCAGATCGTTGAGAATGACGAAGATCACTTCCTGATCGTCGTCGATTTTGACCGTCCACTTGTCACCGCCGTACTTGGGGACGCGGACGAAGTCCCCCGGCGTAGCCCACGAGCCCTCTGGCCACGGCTCTTGCGTGTTGCGGTTCTTGAAGGCCAGATCGCCGACGGCCACGACCTTGGCCACCTGCGTGTTCCACGTCTCGGTGTCCTTGGTGTCGCCCGTCAGGATGATGCCGCCGGCCGTCTTCTTCTTGGCCAGACGGATCTGGCACAGCACGCGGCTGCCAAAGGGCTTCACGCCCGGATCAACGGCCGGGAAGGCCTCGTCGATGCTGCCATACGCAAACTGCACTTTGTTCAGGGTATATTCTTGCACGGGTGCTCCTCCGCTCAAGTGGTTAGAGATTGTAGTCTTTTCGCTCTTTCTCCGCGACCATGTCTAGCAACACGGTCTTGGCAAGCTCGAGACCAGCGTAAATGCCGACGACCTTTCCATACTCGAAGAGGTCGCGGCCTTGAGGCTGCTCCAGCGCATCGCGTGCCAGATCGGCCTGCGATTGCTCCAGACGCTGCAGCAGAACCTCAATCCTCATGCAGGCGTCTTCGGCGACGACGGCACCTTGGGCATGACGCCCATGGCCATGCGCTTGTGCTGCTTCACGCCCTCGCCCGACTGGGCGACTTCATTCGTCTTCGGTTTGTCTTTGGCCATTGGTCTGCCTCCTCGTTACGGGTTGATGCCGGTGCCGGTGCTGACGCCGAAGCGCTCGCCCGTCTCGACCTCTAGTTTGGCCAGCTCCATGGCCGTCAGGTTGTCCTGCGTGTTCATCGCCTGACGCACCTGCATCTCGGCCTGCTTGCGCTGGTTCTCCTGCTGCTCGACCTGCATGTCGCCGACGAGGCGTGCCTGCTCCTGCTGCGCATCGAGCTGCATCTTGGCCTGAGCCATCTGCAGCTTGGCCTGATCGATCTGGGCCTGCTGCTGCAGCTTGGCCTGATCCACCTGCAGCTTGGCCTGATCGCTCTGGGCCTGCTGCTGCGTCTTCGCTGCATCGAGCTGCATGCGCTGCGCGTCAGACTGGGCGCGCTGCTGGATCTGCTGCGCCTGCAGCTTGAGCTGCTCCATCGCCGCCTGCGTGTTCGGATCCATGGGCGGCTGCGGCGCGAGCGACTGCATGACCTGCTGCGCCTGCTGGATGACGGGCGGCAGAGACGCGAACACGTTGCCGGCCTGCTGCACCACCGTCTGCGAGGCCTCGGCCAGCATGGCGTCGAATGCGCGCTTGTCGTCGGGATCCTTGATCGCCTTCAGCACGTCGCCGATGTCCTCGCCGGTGGCCTCGGTGCCCAGTTCGAACACGCTGTAGGCGTACCACGACGCAAGGTGATCCTTGATGTGGTTCAGGATCGACGGCAGGAACGTCGGCGCGATCAGCGGGTTCATGCCCAGCGCCGGCGAGAGCATGTACGCCAAGTGCGTCTTGAGGTGAGCGATGTGATCCTGCTCGGGAAAGACCACGATCGGCTGGCCCATGGTCGCCGCCACGTTCTCGTTGACGGCGTTGCGCTCCTTGGGCTCCACCGCCGGGTTCAACAGCTCCTTAGCGTTGGGGATCTTGAGCGTGTCAAGGATGCGCTCCTCGACCTTCCGCAGGTTGTAGAGCTGCGGCAGCGCGGCCGCGCGCTGTGCCACCGCCTGCACCTGCGCGAAGCGCTGCGCCTCGCTGAAGATGTTCGGGTCGCTGACCGGCACCACGTCGAGCGGGCCTTCGAAGTCGGCGCGCGTGGCCAGCTCCTCGCCCACCTCGGCGTCCGTCTCCTCGTCGTCGAGGTACATGGCGTTGAGGCGGTGCAGGATGGTCAGCAGCTTCTGCATCGAGTTGTGCAGGCGGGCGTGGATGGCGCTGAACACGACCATGCCCTGCTCGATCTTGGCTAGCGTCGTGCCGACCGGCGCGTTGGCGTTGCCGTCGGCGATGTCCTCCATGCTGGTGCGGATGACGCCCTTGCCCGCGTCGACCAAGAAGCCGAGCAGCGAGAAAAGCACCGGCGACGGCTGGTTGTAGGGCAGCGGCATGATCAGCTTGCGGATGTCGTCCGCCGCCATGCCGCCCTCGATCTCCATCACCTGCGTCGGCTGGATCTCGAGGCTCTGCCCGCCCTTGCTGCCGCCCTTGAGCTTGAGCATGGTCTGGCTGTTGCTGATGTGCGCGCTGTCGAGCAGGGCGCGCAGTGCGCCAGTCGCGGCGGCCGCCAGACCGCCGACCATGTGCGGCAGGCCGATCGGGTACGCGCCGCGCCACGGCACGAAGGGGAACTCGACGAACCACTGCAGCTCTTCCTGCGCCTCGTCCAGCTCGTCCCAGTTGCGGTAGATCGCCAGCACCTTGCCGCTCGGCTTGTCGATGCTGATGATGTACGGCAGCGCCTCGTCGTCCTCGATGGCGGCGATGGTGTACACCTCGTAGACGGTGCGGAGCCCGTCCTCGTTGTAGCTGGTCTCCTCGCGGCCCTCGATCTTGTTGTTCGCCTTCTCGGCGACGCTGTACTCGGGCTCCATGCTGACCGGGCCGAGATCCACGTCGCGGTACATGCCGCTCTTGACGCGGCGCTGGTAGTCCACGGCCGTAAGATACTGCACGTGCGTCTTGCGCTGCGCGGTGTAGAAGTTGGTCGCGGCAAACGGCAGGTACAGGTCGTCGATCGCGACGAACAGGAACTCCGGCCGGTTGCGGTCTTCCTTCCACGTGACCTTCATGTACTGCGCGCCGCCCAGCGGCACCTGCGTCAGGAGCTGCTCCAGCTCGGCGCGGAACTCGCTGCTCTGCACGGTGAGCTGCCAGTTCATGAACGTCGTCTTGCGCTTGGCCTTCTTGACCTTGTCGGCCGTCACCTCGCCGGGGATGAGATCCTTGACCGGCCCCTGCGGCGGGAACAGCTCCTTGATGGCGCGGGCGGCGAAGTCCACGCACGCCTCGGTCAGCATCGGGTGGACGACCTTGGTCGCGCCGTTGAACTGCGCGCCGCCGGGCGCGTCGTCGCCCAGACCGGTGCGGCGCAGGCCCTCCTCGTACTGCTCGTCGCGCTTCTTGCGCGCCTCCTTGTCTTTGCCGATCAGGTCGAGGTACGACTGGGCCAGCGTCTGCAGCTCGCTCTCGGGCATGGTCTCGGCGAGGTTGGCGAGGAAGTCGTCCGATCGCGGCTCCATGTCGTCGTCATCCAGCCGGACGATGGCACCGCCGTCGGGCGTGTCGATCACGTCCTCGTCGTCGGCCTCGCCCAGATCGACCATCTCGGTCTCGGGCAGATCGTCATCGTCTTCCATGCCCGCTCCTATGCAGCGTACGGATTGGAAACCGGCTTGGGCGGAGGCCCAACAGGTTCATCTTTTTTGGCTTGTACAGCATCCAGAAGCCTTTTGTCCATCATCAAGCGGAAGCACTGGGAGACGCTATCGACAAAGTCGTCGTGCTTGATACTGCCGGGCCCGGTGTAGCTGCACAGTTGGTGCAGCAGCGGATCGACCCAGTTGCGCGGCCGGCCGGGGTGTTTGCTGCTCTCGGGCAGCCAGACCATCTTGCGTGCGAAGATCGGCGAGACGATGTGCAGGCGGGTCAGCTTGTCGGCGCGGCCGGGGTTGTAGGCGTAGGCCTCGATGCCCTCGCGCTCGAGCATCTGGCGCAGGCTGATGCCTGAGCCCTTGTCCTCGATCAGCAGGATGTCCGGCTTGCGGCCGCTGGTCATCGGCTTGGATGAGCCGAACAGCGGCTTGATCACGGCCGTGTCGTCGTCGTCGCCGTACGACACGTTCAGCTCCCGCTTCACCTTGCGGATCAGATCCGGCAGGCCGAGGTGCTCCTCCCAGCAGTCCAGCAGCATGACGTTGTTGCGCTTCTCGTGAAAGAACACGCCCCACACGCTGCACGCCGTCGGGTCGGGGTCGCCGCTGCGTTTGTCCATGGTCTTCTCGGTGAAGGCCGTGTCGAGCGACAGGACGACGAGGTCGAAGCGCGGCAGCGGCTTGTCGTGCGCCCACAGGCGGAACTGCGACCGCTTGATGATGCCGCTCTCCTCGGGGTCGATCAGCTCGCCGTACAGCTCCTGCCGGCCGAGCGTCGTGCCCTCGTACTGGGCGAGCTGGTCGAAGAAGCTGTCGGGCAGGTTGGCCCGATTGTCGTACGTCGCGCCGGTGACGATCACGCGCCCGGCCTTCTGCGCGACCAGCCGGCGCACCAGCTCCTTCGGCTTGGGCGTCGTCGTCCACAGCGCCTGCGGGCGCGGGCCGAGGCGCAGGCCCATCATGGCCATGTCCCACACGTCGTCGTACATCCACGCCGCCAGCTCATCGCACCAGAGGCGCGTGTGCTGCGGCCCGCGCAGCCGCTCGGGCTTTTCTGCAGTGAAGCCACGGATCGAGCTGACGCCGCCGGTGACGTTGTACATCTCGATCACGAGGTCGGTCTTGTTGTAATTTTTTACCAGCTCTGGCGGGATGACGGACAGCAGCCCGCTCTCGCCCTCGAAGCAGGTGAACTTCACGTCCTGATAGGTGGGCGCGATCACCGCGCCGTCGTAGCCGTCGGCGTCGAGGTAGGTCGCGCGGCCCAGCCACTCTGCGCCGACGCGCGTCTTGCCGAAGCCGCGCCCGGCGAGGTAGCCCATCTCTACGAACCCGCCCGGAGACACCAGCTCGGGGATCTGGTTGGCGCGTGCCGTCTGCGCCCAGCGGTGCTGCCACAGGGCGAAGGCCTGCTGCTGGGGCGTCAGCGTCTGTAGGATGGCAGCGGCTGTCACTTGGCCCGATCGGCGGCCTGCCTGAGCAGCACCTCGGTCAGCTCGCGCATGGCGTCAGGCGCTGCGCCCACGGCCTCCGTCTTGATCGCGCCGCCGTCCGGGCCGGTCAGCGCCGTCGTGCTCTTGTCGCCGTACTTTGCGGGCGACCACTTCGCCAGCAGCTTCAGGCGCGTCTCGATCCGCAGCTTGCTGCGCTGCACGTGCTCGCTGTCGATCACCTTGTCGGTCGAGCCGTCCTGCTTCTTGCGCTCGACCCAGTCGTTGGTGCCGTCGTCGGCGATGTCGAGGATGTCCTCGGCGATGGCGTCGAAGCCCAATTCTCGCGCGTGCGCGATCCGTGCGGCGAGGTCGGCGTCGGCGCTGATCCAGTCATAGACCGTGCGCCAGTTCGGCATGCCATCCTGCCGGCACAGCTCCCGCAGCGGGATGCCATCGCACAGCCCCTCGATGATGCGATCCTCGACCGCTGGGGTTCGTTTCGTCAGGCGCTCGGCCATCTGCATGCTCCGCTTTGTGGCAGGACTACCAGCCCCACCTAGATACGCTCGACGGGCCTCTCGTGCAAGCCTCAGAGCAGATCGAGGCCCTCCCTGCAGGCAAGGACGCCTTCAGCCTGCGCGAGGAGCGTCGGCCGGTGCTGCGTGAGCTTGAACACATCCGCACCGCTGCCGAACCTCTGCTGCGACGGGCTCCACGCCAGCCAGAAGTTTCCTTTGCCCTCCACCGGATCGACAGCGCACACCTTGACCGTCTCCCATTCCGGGTTGGGCTGCGGCTTTACGAAGACGTGCCAGCCGCTCTCATCGTCCGCGATCGCGCCAATCATTATCCACGACCCAGACGGGAAATTACCTTTGAACTTTTGCACACGCGCCTCCTATAGGGGTGCGAGTAACACAGCGCAGCACGCAGCACAACACAGCATGCTGCAGCATCAGCTTCCGGGGCTGGTCAGCGCATCACGGATTTCTGCAGCGCAGCACAGCATCTGCTCGGTGCAGCATTTGCAGCAGTGGGGGCCACCCCTAAGGGGGTGTCTCCCTCCGTGCTGCAGAAATGCTGCATTACCCGACCTGCACCATTTGCAGCATGGCGCATCATGCTGCAAATGCTGCATGCTGCAGGGGGATGTAAAAAAGTGCAAATGCTGCAAATTAGGTGTTGCAACGCCACGTTGGTTATGAGAGAAGAAGTCATCAGCAACGACCAACCGGAGACACCGACATGACCATCACCAAGCTCTACACTTCCTCCTTCACTGGTGCCAACAAGCGCCCCAGCAGCGGTGACGTGGTATTCGAAGACGGCAAGGCATACCAATGGCTGCTTCACCCCTACACCGGAGAGATCGTCCTCTTCAATTATCGCAAGGTGGCTGGCACCAGCGTTCTGGCCAGCTTCAAGTCGCCCAAGCGTTCCGCCGCCATCGCCGCCGCCATCGCCTAACATCAACAGGGGCTCTGCCC